AGCTCCTGTAGGCACCTCGTGACGCAGCCAAGCTCCGGGTCGTTCGGGTTCCTTCCGGTGATCGCAGTGCGTCGGATTGTCGCACTTCGAGGGCTCCGGCACCCCCATCATCGGCATCCTGAACCTCCACCTTCAACGCGCACCCTAACGTCCCTGCCGGGCGCCTGCGTCGGGCTCCGCCGCCTCCCGTGCGCAGTCGCGGCAGAGCCGCACCATCCACTCGGTGACGCGGCCGTGGTCGAGCAGGTAGAGGATCCCGTGGCTCGAGCCCTCCGGCACTGCCGCGCCGCAGCGCCGGCAGTGGTGCTCGATCGGCGAGCGCCGCGCCGGCGGGAACGGCCGGCCGCAGCGGGCGCAGCCGCGGTGGGCGGGCGAGCGGATCGGCTCGGCGCACTCGCAGGCGCCGGCGGTGGCCGGAGCCATCTACGCGAAGGGGACGGGCCGGCGGCCGCGGCGATGGCGGCGATAGGCGCGGCCGAGGGCGGCTGGGTCGTAGCCGTCGGGCAGGTCGTGCTTGCGTCGATCGGCCGCGCGGGCTCGGCAGGCCGAGCTCGCATACCGGGCATCGGAGCGCATCCCCTCGAGCGAGGCGCCGCAGCCGCACAGGCAATGCCTCGTTCCTCGCGCTTCTCGGGTCATACGGGAACGAACCGCCGCTCGATCGTCGCCTCCGGGTTGACGTTGCCGGTCGGCGCGGCGCTGACCACCGCCGCCAGCACGTAGATCCCCGCCGGCGGGCAGGTGAACTCGGCGCCGAGGACGTTGTGGGCGGCGTTGATCGCACCGTTGGCAATCGTCGCTTCGCTTCCCGCCACGACGGTCCCGGCCTCGAGCGTCGCCTGCGCAAGGATCGGGTAAAGGCCGACCGCGAGCGTGATCGTCTGGATCGTCGAGGGGCCGGTCTTGACCAGCGACCTGATCCGGAGCTTGCTGGTGAACCCCGGCGGGGCGAGCGCCGGGTCAAGGTAGGTCATGATGCTCTGCCGCATCCCGGCGACGTTGGCCGCGAGTGTGACGATGTCAGCCGATCCCTCGGCGAGCAGATATTTCGTCGCGGGCGCGGCGGCGGTCGAGATCCCGCCGGCGCTTCTGAAGATCGGCGTCCAGATGCCGACTGCCGCGGTCATGTCGGCATCCGAGCCGGCCGGCCCGGTGGCCCCGGTCGCCCCCGCGGCGCCGGGCGGGCCCTGCGGCCCGGGCGTGGCGATGGTGACAGTCCGGATCGGCTCGCGGACGACGACGATGCGATCAGCCACGCGTGACCTCCGGGGTGATCAGGGCGACTCCCGAGGCGAGCCGGATTGCCTGCGCCGGGTCGGCGGCCGGGTAAACCTCGATGTCCCAGACCGCCCGCCCGACGCCGAGCGCGGCGGTGGCGGTCGCGTCAGCGTGGACGGTGAAGGTGCCAGCCGGACCATCGACGGTGGCGGTTAGATCGAGCAGCGGCACGGCGGTGGAGTAGTCACGGCGGACTTGCATCCGCCCGGTCCAGCCGGTGACGTTGACGGCGCTCTCGTCGGGCTCCTGGTAGGCGAACTCGAGGTCGAGGACGGCGCCCGCCTCGATCGTGATCTCGGTCATCGACTCTCCTCTTTCGGGTTGCAGCCGGCGGCGAGCATCATGGGAGCTCCCAGTGCAGGTCGAGGATCGTTCGCTCCTCGTCACAGCCGGAAACGATGTCGAGGCGCTCGAAGCGGTAGTGCTCGGGCGTGTCGTCGGGCAGCCAGTGCCCGTCCGGCCAGACCTTCGGGTCGCCGACCAGGGCGTCGCCCATCGCCTTCGAGAGCAACGGTCGCCAGTTGTCTTCATCCCGTCGGCGATGGAGGCGGAACTCGAGCCGGCCGGTGACGGTGACGCGCTCGATCCGGGCGGGGATCGCGTCCTCGAGCGTCCCGTACATGAGCTCGCCCTCGAGCAGCTGCTGCCAGCCCTTCTTGTGGCGGTGGAACATCCGCGGATTGCCGCGGGCGCCGATCCGGTTCAGCGACGGCGGCAGCTGCGGCAGCGTGATCCGGGTCAGCCCGGTCCTTTCGAGGACCGCGCTCATCGGATGCAGACCCCGAGCGGCGTCGTGAGGTTGCAGGCCGCCCCGGTCGCAGCGTCGACCGCGTCGTCCGCGGCCGCAGCTACCTGATCGCCCAGCGTCGGCGCCGGGCTCGGCGAGGGTGACGGAGGCGCAGCCGGTGGCTCAGGTGGGCTCGGAGACGGCGGTGGAGCGGGAGCGGGTGGAGCCTGAGGAGGCGCGTCAGGAGGTCCGGGCTCGCCGCCAGCACCGCCGCCACCCCCGTTACCGCCGCCACGATCAGAAGGCCCGCCAGCGCCGGATCGGCCGGCTGTGTCGGCAGCGGGCTCGCCACCTGCGCCTGGGTTCGTCGCGGAGCCATCGGTCCTCCTTCGATCGGGGCAGCGGGTCAGCTCGTCGTAGGCGGAGTCGGTCATGAAGATCCGCGGCCGGATGCAGGCGTCGCGCAGCGTCTGGTGGCGATCGGCCTCGCGCTGGGTCTGCTGGCAGAGATGCCCGCCCGGGTCGATCAGGCACGGGTCGCGCTCGATGATGTTGCGGGTGTCCTCGCCGCGGAGCAGCGCGGTGACGGCGACGACGGCCGAGATCAGGATCACCGCGCAGGCCAGCGCCACGCCGGCGAGGGCGAGCCGGTCGTCGCGCCCGCTCGAGGAGCGCCGGTCGATCTCCTCAGCGGTCACGGGGTACCACCGCCGATCGTGAGGACCAGGGTCGCCGCCGCAGCGGCGATCGTGAACGAGAGCCCGAGCACGGCGAAGATGAGCCGGTCGAGCTTGCCGTCGAGCTTGCTGACCCACTGCTCGAGCCCCTTGACGCGCTGCTCGATTGCCTCGGTCTTCCCGGGCAGGGCATCAAGGGCCCGCAGCTCCGCCTCGATCTGGTCGAGGCGGTAGCGGCTGACTGCGCAGTCGTCGTCCACATCCCTGCTTTACGGCCCTACTCGGAACGCTGCGCGGGTGGCTGGACGGCGGTTCGATCCTCGTACTTCTGCCATCCGTCGAGCCAGCGATAGGCGGCGGCGATCGCCGAGGCCGCGCCGACGATGAAGACGCCGGCGAGCCAGCTCTCGTCGATCGGCGGAACGCCTGGGAAGTGCTGGGCCACCCAGGTCGAGACGTAGCCGGCGATCGCGGCGAACGCCGGCGTCAGCAGCGCGACCACGCGGTTGACGGGCCAGGCGGCCCGCAGGCGCGCGTAGAGCGAGCGGATCAGGTTGGTCATCGGGATCTCCTTCTGTCGTTCATCGGTAATCCTGGGCCGCTAAGACGTCGGCGTCGCCGAGCGAGCGCCACTTCGGCGCGCCGATGGAGTCGCCGTTCGACTGGCTGCCGGCGGCGCTCGTGTTGCCTTCGCAGGTTTCGAAGAGCCCGCCCGAGACGCGGCCGGTCGTCATCACGACATGCTCCAAATCCCAGAGCGTCGCGACGCCGCCCTTCGCCGGGGCGCTGACCGCGCGGAGCCCGTTCGTGTTCGCGTGCGCATCAGCGACGATGAAACCTGCGTAGCCGCGGCGGATGCGACTCGACGCCTCCCCCCCGCCGATCTTCAGCGTCCACCAGGCGACCGCGCAGCCGCACCAGTAGACGGGCCCTGAGTAGCCGGTCCAGCGGATCATCCTCTCGACGATCCCGCCCCAGTTCGAGCCGGGCGGCTGCTCACCCTTCCCGTTGTCGCCGATCGCCGCCTTGATCGCTTTCTCCGGCCCACCCCGCCGCAGCAGCCTCCGCAGCCTCCGAGCTGCCGCCTTCAACTTCCGGGCGAGCGCCGTTCGGCGCTTGCGGCGATCGGCGATCTGTTGGGTCCGCGTCTCGATCTCATCGCCGTGGGCCATGATCTCGCCGTGCAGACGGGCGATCTCGCGGTCGAGGTCGGCCTTGCGCTCATCGGTCTTGGGATCGCGCTCCTGCTTCTGCTTCCGCGCCGCGACCAGCTTGCGTCGCTCAGCGGCGAGCTTGCGTCTCTCCTCGACCTTCTCCATCACGACATGGCCAAGCGCTTCGCGGCGGCGCTTCAGCCGTCTGACATCCCGCCGAGCGTTGGGAATGCTCATCGCGGTCCCTCGGCAAGGCGTCTGGGGGACTGTTCATCATCCACACCATGTCGTGTGAGGTGCGATGCAAGGTCTGCGGCGAAACCTTCAACGCGTTCCCCTCGAGCAATCGGAAGTACTGCTCGCGGGATTGCTACAACGTCATTCAGCGCCAGCGGACTAGGGAGAGAGCTGTCGGCTGGCGCAGCGGGATCAGCTACACCGGGTATGGCTACCGGTTGATCCTCGTGGGCAAAGGGAAGCCGATGGCCAATTACAACGGCTACGTCCCCGAGCACCGCCTGGTCATGGCAAAGCACCTCGGTCGAACGCTCGATTCCTCCGAGCACGTCCACCACCGGAACGGCGACATCCTCGACAACCGGATCGAGAACCTGCAGCTCGTCAGCCGTGGTGAGCACACTCGAATCCACCAGACCGGCAAGCCGGGCCGAGCGACCCTTGTCGATCGGTGGGCCCGGGAGTACGAGGCATGCATCGAATGCGGACGCACCGACCGCAAGCACGCTGGACATGGCCGCTGCTTCACCTGCGCTGCTCGCCATCGAGGCCGACGCTGAGCTGACCCTCATCGCTTCCACCCGTCGTTCTTACGGAGCCGGTCGGCCGCCCACTGGATCCAGTGCCGCAACCGCGCGAGCTGCGCGTGCAGGCGCTCCCGCACCTTCGGCCGGTCGCTCTGCTTGCGACGCTTCGACTTGTGGGCGAACTTGTGGCGGGCGTCGCGGAGCTTCCGCTTCACCCTCCCCCACCAGCTCGGCTTGCCGGCGCTGCCGTCGGGCCCGGGGTCGGGTCCGTGGTAGTGGCCGTCCTGGTAGAGGACGTGCCACCATTCCGACGCCCCGTCCGACCAGGACTTCGACCAGCCGTACTTCGCCCCGATCTGATCGACGATCGAGCGCATCTGCGGGGTCGCGAAGTCGACGGCAAGGCCGAGGCCGTGGTTGGAGGTGCCCGGGTAGGCGGCGAGGTTGCCGGTCCCGTTCAGGTACGCCTGGTAGAGCTGCTGCTGCTGCTGGAAGCTCCGGTAACTCGACATCGACCCAGTCGGGCGGAGCTCGACGCCGAAGCGCTTGCGGCTCTCGACGTTCATCGCGTTGAAGCCGGCGGCCGCGCGCTTGGCGAGCTGCCCGCCGGCGATCGGCGCGAGCGCGGACGCGGGCAGGTTGCCGTTGGAGCCCATCGGCCGCCTAGAGCTCCTTCGCCGCCTTCGCGACGGCCTTCTCGTGCGCCGCATGGGCGGCCAGATAACGGCGGACGTTCTTCTTCAGCCCGTCGGTGTCGCGGTGCTTTTCGACGTCGACCTCGCCCTCGAGCGCGAGCCGCTGCAGCTCATCGAGGTCGAGGCCGGCCGTGAGCACCGCCTCGCTCGCGCCGCGGAGCTCGACGACTGCCCGCTGGACGGCGAGCGCCGACGGCTTCGTCAGGCCCATCGCAGCCGAGCTCCTCTCGGGGTCACGCCCATACCCCACAGTTTGGAGTCACGCCCGGACGCTAGCTGAGACTCGCCGCGGTGCGCGCCAGGGTGATCCGGTCGACGATCGCCGAGAGGTGCTGGGAGGCACGGTCGGCGGAGATCGTCAGGCCGCGGCCGTCGTGGGTGTAGGAGGTGTCGATGATCCGCCGCGGGGCGCTGTTCGGGTGGTCGGTGATCGCGATCCGCTGCCCGCAGCGGACCTCGGCCGCCGGACGCCAGTTGCCGGCGGCGTCGCGGACGTGGTAGCCGGCGGTGATCGAGACCGGCGATTTCGCCCGGGTCGCCTCAGCGAAGTAGGCGCGCCCGTACTGGACAGCGTCGGCTTCCAGGCATGGGAACGGGACGTCGTAGGAGAGCCACTTGTCGCGGCCGGCCCGGTTGAGCGGGTTGTCGGGGTTGGTGTCGCGGAGCTCGTCGGGGTAGTCGAGCGGCGTGATCGTCTGCGTGGTGCCGGTGAGCAGGTCGGTGAAGCGGACCTCGACGCCGTTGCCCATCTCCGAGATCACGTCGCCGCCGAAGCTCATCCGCACGCCCGGATCGTCGGTGCGGACCTGCCAGTCGAAGTCCTCATCCAGCGGCAGCGGTGGCTCGAAGTGAAACCGTCGGCCCTCCCAGACGCTGAGCTCCCACAGGTGCGCCTTGTTGAGCTCGAGGAAGGCGTCGTGCGGATAGGTCGGCTCGTGGTAGGCGATCTGCCGCAGGGGGTAGGTCGTCTGCTGGATCGCCGAGAGGTCGAAGAGCGGGCAGAAGCGGCGGGCGATGTCAGCGATCACGTCGGAGGCCGTGTAGCCGCCGCCGACCATCGTCAGGCCGTGGGCGCCGATCGCGGCAAGGCCGCGGAACCAGGCGTCCCACTCGCCATCGAGGGTGGTTGGGGCGGCCGCCAGGCTGACCAGCTGCAGGAGCGCGTAGGTCTTCTTCGGATCGGTCGCGGTGACCTCGAACGCAGCGCTCGTCCCGGTCAGCGTGACGAGATCGAGATCGGTCGGCACCGGCGCGTCGACGAGGCCGGCGAACGTCGCAAGCGGTGCCGCAAGCGGGGCGCCCGTGGCGTCGGAGTCGAGATAGCCGTCGCCGATCACCTTGGCGATCGCGATCCCGCCGGCGTCATACCAGCACTCGGCGTTGGCGCGGTTGGTCGCCGTATCGGCGAGCCGCGTGATCGAAAGCCGCACCGCCGGGTTGCCGTCGGGATCGCTCTGCACGGCCGCCGAGCCGGCGCTCAGGCGGTACTTCGTCGCGCCGCCCAGAAGCGCCGCCTGCCGTGGGAGCGGCGGCTCGCCGGCGAAGCGGTTGAGGTCGCGGTCGATGTAGATCTCGCGGAAGCGGCGATCGCGGGCATGGCTCATCCAGCCCGAGACCGGGATCGAGATGCTCTGGCCGTCGTCGCCGACCTCGCGCGAGAGCGAGGCGATGTAGCCCTCGTGGAGGATCTGGCCCTCGGCGCCGATCATCCGCACCGTGTTGCCGATCTCGAGGTCGGGGTAGTCGCGGAGCACCGACCGCTTCAGCGCGAAGCCGGCCTCGGCGAAGCCGTCGCCGCGCTGGGTCTTCATCGAGATCCCGGTCGGGCGGTCGGCCGGCTTCAGCGTGTCGGAGTCGAGGCGGTGGCGGGTTCCGTCGCCGGCCTCGACCTCGACCGCGATCTGTACCGACGATCGCTGCGGACGCTTCACGGGACTGCCAGATAGCGCGGCGTCGCCCGGAGCGTCGCGGTGCGGGCGGAGTCGGCCGAGTCGGGCTGGCCGGCGTCGACGTCGGCACGGCGGTCCTTGAGGACGAGTCGGCTCTTGCGGGCGTCGGGGCCACCGGCCGGCAGCCACAGGCGGCGGCCGTCGTCGCGGGCGAACTCGCCGTAGGTGCCGCCGGCCGCGCTCTCACGGACCGCATAGCGGCTCGCGAGCACCGCCGAGCGGCCGGAGTAGAGGGCCATGTCCTCGGTTGGGCCGTAGGCGAGCAGGCCGTCGTAGCTCCGCGTGATCGCGGTCGAGCCGTCGTAGGCGTCGTAGAGGCCGACCTTGCCCGTCGCCAGGGTGCCGCCGGTGGCGAGCATCGACTCTTGGCCGCTGAGCCGCGGGTCGGCGGGCCGCGGTGAGTAGTCGAACAGCCAGGCCCACGCCTTCCAGTTGCCGAACGTGTCGAGCTCGAGCCGCAGGCGGTAGCGGTAGTTGGGCAGGATCAGCCACGGGTCGATTACGCTCTTGATCTCGTAGCTCGCCCCGTATCGCCTCAGGACGAGCAGGCCCCCGAAGGCGTCGGCACGCGGCCTGATCCCGACCGCGAGCCAGTTGGAGGCATCGACCCAGCGGGCCAAGAGGCCGAAGATCGCCTCGTCGTTTCCCGAGTAGCGGTCGGAGAAGCTGACCGTGACCTCGATCGCCAGGTCGGTGAAGGTCGAGGCGCCGATCGTGTCGTAGCGGCCGGTCAGGTTGTTGATGTCGCTGACCGCCGTCCGCTGCGCGGTCTGCGTCGCTGTATCGACCTGGAAGTCGTCGCTGTCGCCGCCTCCGGCATGGACGCCGCCGGCGCCCGCGGTCTTTCCGGCCAGGGCGCCGGCCGTCTGGTTGAAGCCATCGAAGATCGGGAAGCTGGTCGGCGCCTCGGTCGAGACCCGGGAGCGCATCCGCGCGTAGACGAGCTCGGTCGGGATCGGGTTGAAGCGGTAGACGCGCAGGGTCGCGGGCTTCGAGGCGTAGGACTCGATCCGGATCGTCGAGCCCTGCGTGCCCTCCTCGACCTCGGCGAAGTCGGCGTGGCCGAGCTCGACGTCGTAGGTGCCGACCAGCATCGGCAGAAGCTGCCAGGAGGTGCGCACCCAGGTGCCGTCGCCGGTGCGGAAGGCGCCGCGGACGTAGATGTCGGCGTCGGCGGCGGTGCGCTCGAGCTGGGCGCGGACCTTGTGGGGGCCGAGGTGCGGGAGCCCGGCCGCCTCGCAGATCGCAATCGGGGTGGCGGCGACCTCGTAGGTGATGTAGGAGCCGGAGAGCGAGCCGGCAAGCGCGGTCATCTCGGTCGCGAGGATGTCGAGGTCGGAGGGCGCTGCGGCGTTGTAGCCGTAGTGGTCGCCGCCGAGCTCGACGTGGCGGCGGTCCTGCGTGGCGGTGTCGGTGATCGTCAGCTTCGCCAGCGCCGGGACGTCGCCGGCGATCGCCGGGACCTCGAGCGAGAGGATGCGGGCCGAGCTCGTGATCGTCGCGACCTGCGACTCGGTGCCCTCGATGAACGGGAAGCAGTCGAAGCGCACGGTGAGGACCGGACGCGGATCGGTGGCGAGCCAGCCGGCGTTGTCGCCGTCGAGCTCGATCGGCATCTCGGTGATCTCGCCCGACTGCACATGCATCGTCCCCGTACGGGTCGAGGTCGCCGGCGTCCAGACCAGCGGCGAGCCCTCCTCGAGGTCCTCGGCGCGCTGCAGGCGGGCGACGAGATCGCGGATCGCGGTGAGCGCGGCGTCCATTCCCGCCGCGCTCACGTAGCGGACGCGTACGGTGACCGTACGCAGGTCGTGACGGGCGACCTCGGCGAGGACGTCGGAGTCCGCGTCAGCCGCAGATAGCCGTTGCAACCGCTTGCTCGGCGGCGCGATGGTCAGCGCTTCGAGCTCCCAGGTGATCTCGTCGTTGAGATCGAGGGAATCGAAGGTGAGGCCCTCGACCTCGACGCCGCTTTCGAGCGTGACGATCGGTGTCATCGGATCGGCCTCCTCATACGTCGTTCGCCCTCATGAACAGCGCCACCGCCTCGCCGCCCCACGGCGCCCCGACCGCGTGACCGATCGGCCCCATGCTGATCGCCTCGGCGCCGGCGAGCGCGGCGAAGTCGATCGACTCGATGAACGTCGTGTAGGGATCGTTCTCGGAGCAGTAGAGCCGGATCGGGACGTCGGGCAGGCTCGCCGCGTAGTCGAGCGGGTTGTGATCGTCGGGCGGCCGCCCGCCGTAGGCGGCGTCGACGAGGAACTTCGCGCCGACCCGGTCCTCGTCCCAGACGCCCTGGACGTTGATCACCGGGATCACCAGCGAGATCGACTTGACGAGCGTCGGGTTGTTCTTCGCCCAATTCAGGCAGGAGAGGCCGCCTGCGGAGATTCCGAGCAGGTGCACCGGGGCGTTGGCGAAGAGCTTCGCCTTCGCGTTGGTGAGCAGCGTCGTCATGTTCGCCATCAGCGCGTCGTTGCCCCAGTAGTTGAAGGTGGCGGTCGAGGCGATCGGGAACATCCCGGTGATCGCCCGGACCGCGTCCGGCTGCTGGTCGAACCAACCGTCCTCGCTGAAGAACGCGCCGTATTGCGCGATCACGCCGCGCTTGGTGAACGGCTTGTAGAAGTGACCCGCCCCGGTCCGCTGGGCGAGTCCGCCGACCGTTCCCCTGTTCGAGACCATCGCCGATCAGACCTCGAAGGCCGCGATGTAGGCCGGATCGGCGGGCGTCGCCTTGAGCGTGCCGTTGCCAGCGATCATCTGCGTCAGGGTGATCTTGTAGGTGTGGGAGCCGGGCGAGGGCGCCTGGCGCACCCGGCGGGTCTGCTGCCAGGCCAGGGTCGTCAGAGCCGGACCGCAGCCGGCGAGCTGGCTGGCGCCCTCGATGATCTGGATCAGGGTGATCCCGCTCGCACTGCTGGATGCCGGAAGCCCGCCGAACTCGACGATGATCGGGCGCACTCCGACGTCGACTGTGATCGCCAGGCCGGGGACGTCTGAGGAGCCGGGGCCGGTCCGCACGAAGTCCGATGTGATCTGCGCGTGGCCAAGCAGGACGCCGCCAAACGAGAGCGCCTCCCAGCGCTCGAGCGGGTTGATCGAGTCGTCGGGGCAGTAGTGGTCGTAGGAGCCGGCCGGAAACCAGGCGTTCGGGCAGCGGCCCTCGAAATCGCTGGTGAGCGGGTAGGTGGTGCTCACCGACCCGCCGGTTTCGGCCGCGAAGTAGCCGACCAGCGTCTCGCCGGCGAGGAACGCGTCGATCGCGCTCTGGCGGGCCGCGCCGGTCAGCCCCGACAGGTCGGGCGCGCGGGTGAGTAGGCCGTTGCGGTTGAGGACGTAGCGGGCGCTGCCGGCCCGCACCCGTCCGAATCGATCCTGTACTGGGTCGAGCTGAGTCCTCATGCCGTTACCACGCTCCCGTTGCCTGCGTTCATCCCGGCCATTGACGTCCGACCGCCGATCTCGCCGGAGAGAAGGTCGGCGATCGCCCGCACGAGCTCGGAGCGCTGCACGCCGCTCTCGCGCCCGATCAGGCTGTTCTGCTCGTCGATCGAGTCCTTCAGCGACTTCACCGCCTCGACCAGGTCGGCGGTCGAGCCCTCCTCGAGCGACTTCACCTGGTCGGAGTTGGAGTGCAGCGCGTCGGTGAGGTCGGCGATCTTCTCGTACGCCTTCGACTCCTTGCCGGCGAGGATCTCGCTCTGCTCGGCCTTGAAGGCGCGGCGGCGGGCGGCGTCGAGGCGGCGGTACTCGGCCGGCGTCATCCCGCCCCGCTCGAGCTTCTTCTCGAGCTCGCGGATGTCGCGGTCGGCGGCCGCCCTGGCCTGGCGGAGATCGCCCTTGTCGAGGCTCAGGTCCTCGAGCTCGCTCTGAGCGCGGCGCAGCTGCTTGGCGTAGATCTCGCCGATCTGCTCGAGGATTCGCTGATCATCGGCGATCGTGTCGGTCTGCTCGGCGTTGGAGAGCAGGATCCCGAGCTTCGTCAGCCGCGCCTGCAGGCTCATCGGTCGCGGCGGACCGGCGACGATCGGCGGCGGGTTGTAGCCGGGCGGGTGCTTGCCGCCGCCGGCGCGGCCGCCGCCGGCGAAGCCGCCTCGCTGCAGGGCGCGACCGCCGCGCTGGCGCAGGAGCTTGCCGCGGTAGTGCTGGTTGTACCCGGTGACGTGGCCGGTCCCATACCAGGGCGAGCCGCCCGACCACCCGGCCGGGTACATCCGCGACATCACGATCGCGTTCGAGACCGGGTTGAGCATGCCGGGATAGCCGCCGAACTCGTCGACGCCGTAGCTGTCGGCGAAGGGCGAGGTGATCCCCCACAGGCCCCAGCCGTTGTCGGAGGAGCGCGAGCCCGGGCGCAGGTTGCCCTCCCCCTCGGAGACCTGGGCCATCGTGATGCCGGGGACCTTCCCGTTGCCCGCCCACTCGGCGAGCGCCGCGACATGGCTGAACGGCATCTGGAAGAGCGCGTTCCAGGCCGCCGAGGGGAACATCGCCCCCGGGTAGCGGTGGTTGTACCTTTGAAGCGCCTTCGGCAGCCCGCCGACGTCGATGTCGCCGCCGCCGAGCGAGCCCGCCGGCATCTTCGACGCCACGAAGCGTCGCGCCGCCTTCCATGCCTCATCGAGCGCCCCCTGCGCGATGCCGCGCATCGGACCGCGCGGGCCCCTGACGAGCACTCGCGGGACGTTCGCGCGTCCGCCGGCGACGTTCATCGTCCGCTTCGCGAAGCCCGAGAGATAGCTCGCGGACTGATCGCCCAGCCAACCGGCGCCACCGCCCGGGTTCGAGGCCGAGGTGCCGGCGAAACGGCCATTGAGGCGCATCAAGGTGTGACCTGCGTTCGCGTAGACGACCAGCGGCTCGTTGCCCTTCGCCGGCTGCCCCCAGTTGGCGAGCGCCCCGGAGACCATCGGAGCGCCCTGCAGGAGCCCGCCGGTGTGGAGCACGTCGGAGACGAAGCCCGAGCAGTCGACGGGCGCTCCCGCGTTGACGAAGCCCTGGTGGCCGCCTCCCCACAGGTAGGGGAAGGACTTGCGCTCGTACCTGTTGACGAGGCCGAGCATCGCCCCCATCGCGCCGACGTTGCCGCCGCCCTGGAAGCGCCGGACAGCGCTATTGGCCCACTCGAGCCACCCACCCATCTGCGCAGCCGCCTCCGGGCTAAAGACCCTCTCCCCCGGCTCGGTGACGATCGGGACCATGCCGCCGACCTGGCGCGGGAAGAACGCCGCCGCGGCCTCGCGGTTGAGCACGAAGGAGTCCGGCGGCACCAGCATCGGGAAGCTGTCGCCGCTGCCGGTGCCGGGGACGTCGAAGACCGAGCCGCCGCCCTGGAAGCCGGCGGCCGCCTTGCCGGCCTTCTCGAGCGAGAGGCTGACCTTCTTCACTCCGAACGCCGAAAGCGCCTCGTTCGTGTTGTCGCCGATGATTCCGAGGCCGTGGGTGACGACGTCGGCGACGCCGATGATGTTGCGGCCGACCTGCTTCGCCATCTGCTGGGACTTGTTGCCGAAGTGGTCGAGGTCGCGGCCGGCGCCGGTCGCGAAGTCGCCGACGATGTCGCCGGTGCGCCGGTACTGGTCGCCGAGCCGGTCGAGATCGCGGCGAGCCTTGTCGGAGAAGCGGTCGTGATCGCGGCCGGAGCCGTCGAGATCGTCACCGACGTCGTCGGTGACATCACCCGCCACCCGGCCGGCCTTCTTCAGCGCGTCGCCGACGTCGTCGGAGCTGCGGCGGACCGCGCGCTCCCACGCCTTGACATCGTCGACGCCATCGAGCAGCTGCCCGCTGAAGAACCTCGCCGCCTGCGAGGCGCCGCGGAGATCGCTCTTGGTGATCCGCAGGCCGTGAGCCATCTGCCCGGTCGCCGAGGAGACGTCGAGGATCCCGATCCCGAGCTGCGCGAGGTTCTTCCGGGCCGGCTTGATCGTGTCGTCGCCGAACATCGCGTCCCAGGTCTTCGTGACCTGCTCGATCGCGTCGTCGCCGAAGAACCCGCCGGTGCCGCCGGAGGTCGTGATCGACGAGGAGTCGAAAGCGTTGTGAAACGCCTTGTTCGCCCAGCCGTCGGGGAAGATCGCGTCGATGATCTCCTTCCGGTACGCGCCGGCCGAGAGGGCGAGCGCCGCACCGCCGATCGGGACCAGGAATGGCTTGGTGCTGCCACCTGGCGAGGGGGCCGGCGTCGGCGAAGGCGCACCCGGTCCGGTGGGCACCGTCGAAGGCATCTGGCTGAACACGCTCGGCCACAGGTGCTTTCCGATCGCCTTGCCCAGTGTCGCGAACGCGCTCCAACCGCCGACGTAGCGGATGAAGGTGGCAGTGAGGAAGAGCTTGCCGAGCACATCGGCGTGAACGAAACCCTTCGCGAAGCCCTCGGCAAACTTGAGCCCGAACTGGCCGGCGTTCTCGGCGACGCGCGGGATCGCCCATTCGACCGCGTCGATGAACTTGTTGCCGATCTCGGCCTTGTCGAGGTCGTCGGTGATCTCCTTCCACAGCGGCGCGAAGTTGTGCTCGCCGACGTCGAGCGCCTTCTCGAGCTTCTCGCCGAGGCTGAGGTCCTTGCGCTCGAAGATCCGCGTCATCTGGTTCATCGTGTGAAGCACCGTCGGGGCCCAGTGCTTCATCTCGTCGAACAGGTCCTCGGTGATCGCCCCGGTCATCTGCGCCCAGGTGTCCTGCATCGTCGAGGTCATGCCCTCCCAGGTCTTCGCCTGCTTCTTCGCGGCCCCGCCGAAGCGCTCTTCCATCCCGCGCGTGAGAGCGTCGATCGCGTCCTCGGCCTTGATCCCCTCGTTGCCGATGTTGGCGACCTGATCTGAGGTCAGCCCGAGCTCCTTCTTGAGGATCGCGTAGGCGGGGATCCCGGCCTCTGTCAGCTGCAGGAGCTCCTCGGCGGAGACCTTCCCCTTCGCCTGCATCTGGCCGAGCGCCAGCGTGACCCGGTCGATGTTCTCGGCGCCGCCGCCCATCGCGGCGACCGCATCGCCGGTCGCGGCGAGGATCCTCTGCGTCTTCTCGGCGTCGAGGCCGAAGCTGATCAGCCGGCGCGAGGCCGAGGTCAGGTCGGTGAACTCGAACGGCGTCCGCTTCGCGGTGTCATACAGCTGCTCGAGGAACTTCTTCGCTTCCTTCGAGCCGCCGAGCAGGTTCTTCAGCGCGAGCTGGTTGGATTCCATCGTCGCGTTGAACTGGATCCCGTCGCGGACGACCTTCGCCATCCCGGCGCCGGCGAGGATCCCGAGGCCGCCGGCCGCGTACTTGGCGCCGGTCGCGAGCGCCGAGAGGTTGCGGCGCTGCTGGTCGATGACATTGTTGAAGAGCTGGCCCTTCGTCGACGTCTGGGCGCCGATCACCCCAAGCCTGGCGAGCGAGGACTCGACCTGGCGGTTGGCGCGCTCGAAATCGGAGGCGTCGCCCTCGTAGTAGATGCGGACGCGGCCGCCGGCTGTCCCCGGACTAGGCACCGGCAGCCACCCGCCTCTCCTCGGCGAGGAAGTGCTTCATCGCCTGCAGCTCCCCGCGGCGGAGATCTCCGACCTGTTCAGGCTGGACGCCATAGACGCGGCTCAGCCCTTCTTCCCACTCGTCTCGGGGGTCGTAGGGGGGACGACGCCGAGCTCCACCCTCAGCTGGCTCGAGTCGAGCACCTCGTCACGGGTGAAGCCCGGCTGCTCGCGGCGCCGCGCGATCCACGCCAGGACCACGGTCGCCTTCGCCGACAGCAGCCATCCCTCGAGCGCCGCCTGGGCGAACGGCATCCCGAGCTCGTCCTCGACGAGGATCTGCTCTCGCATCGACAGCGTCGTCGTGTCGAGGACGATCTCTGTGCCGTCCTCGTAGTCGAAGCGGATGCCCGAACGGCCCTCCTCGTCGCTTCTCGCGCCCTCGGCGTCCTTCTTCGCCGTGCCCGGCGCCTTGCCGTTGCTCTTGGCCTTCGCCTTCGTCTCAGCCACCTATCCGGCCGCCTTTCTCTGTCGTCCATCCGCGCTCGCGGTAGATCGCGAGCGCCTTGTCCTCGAAGACCTCGGCGACGGCGCCGAGCGTCGCCGTGCGCGCCCCCTGCAGGAAGAACTTGCCCCGGTAGGTGCGGGGCTTCGTCACCGCCGCTCGCGGGCCCCACGGCAGCTTCAGAGCCTTCGCGCCCTTCGCCCGGTAGGAGCGGACGCTCGGGATCGCCGCCTGCAGCTCGCCGAAGGTGCGCTGGCGCTGGGCGGCCTTCGGCTCGATCCGGCCGCGGACGGTGCCGCCGTAGTTGAGCAGGCCGAGCGCCCGATCCTTCGCCCTCGAGCCGCGGGTAGTGATATAGCCGACGGTGTTCTGCGAGCGCGCGGTCAGAAGCGGGCGGCCGAACGACGGCGCCGCCGAGCGCATCGCCGGCAGCGCGACGTCCTCGACCGCCTCGCGCAGCGCCGCGCGGACGGCGTTGGGGATCGCGTAGTGAGCGGCACGGAGGTCGCGAGCGACCTCGTCCATCTCGATCCGGGTTGCGACGCCCTGCACCGGACGCCTCCGCACACCACCCCGCTAGGGGGTGGCGTCGTCCGAACGAACCCGTAGGGACACGGTGGGATCGGCGTCGAGCGACTCGAGGGTGGTGAACGGCACCGCCTGGTTGACGATGTCGGGACCGCCGACGCTCGGCGTCTCGCCGTCGAACTGGACGCGGCCGAGCTTGATCTCGAACTCCGGGAAGAGCGCCCCCTCGATCGCGACCGGCGCCCGCCACAGGGCGACGATCTCGGCCTCGGTGCCGGCGACGAAGTCGTCGTAGATGTCGTTGTTCTCGTAGTCGCAGTTGAAGGTGCCGGTGGCGCCGCGGTCGGCGGTGTCCTCGATCTGCTCCTTCTTCAGCGTCGAGTTGCGCATGAAGTAGCGGTCCGTCTTCAGTCCGGAGCTGATCGCGCAGCTGAAGTCGCGGATGTCGGTGGCGACGCCGCCGATCGTCAGCGAGGCTCCGGCGAAGAAGAACTGCTCGATCCCGGTTGCATAGCTCGGCGTGGCGAGCGTTTGGTTGGTCTGCTCGTCCTTGGCGTCGAGGGTGAGCGTGCACTGCAGCAAGCCGTCGACGGCGCCGGAGAACTCCGCTTGGACGATCTTCGCGCCGATGTAGTCGAACGGGTGCTTGGCACCGTTGACGTCGGGGCGGCCGATCTGCACCGACAGGCTCTCGCCGTCGAAGCTGCCCGGGGTCGCGGTGTGATCACGGGTCAGCGTGCCGCCGACCGGGGTGGTCGTCGCGATCGCGCCGAGGATGTACTTGGTGATCAGCCCGAAGCCCTTCGTCGGCACCTCGAGGGCGATCGTGCCGGCGGCGCCCTTCTTGTTGTTGTAGCGCTTGCGCGGGAAGCGCCGGCCGGAGCGAAGGCCCTGCGACTGCACGCGCTGCAGGTCGAGCTTCACCGACTCGTTGAGGATCTCGAGGAACCGCGTCGGCGCGACGCGCGTCCCCCACGTCGACTCCTCGCCGAACCCGACTTGGACGTCCAGGCCGGTCTTTCCCATCAGTCGCTCTCCTCGTTGTCGGAATCGGCATCGGCGATCAGCTCGCGGACGTCGTCGACGGTCACGGCGCCGTCAGCGCCGGAGCCGACCGCGTCGGTGAGGTCGATCTCGTTCTCCTCGGCGAGCTTCGCCGCCGCAGAGGTGACGTTCTGCTCGGCGAGGCGCCAGTTGTCGGCCTGCTCGAGCAGCTGCTCGGCGATCTCGACCGGGAACTCCTTCTCGCCGTTCCGCACGGCGACGTGCCAGGAGCCGTCGGGGGCCCGGAGCTCGACCTCGCGATGGGGGCCGACGTAGCGAAGCTTCACCTTCTCGCTCATTCGCACTCCGTAGTTTGCGGTGGCGCGCGGACGGAACCGCGCTCAGCTCCTGCGCAGGCGGGCGCGGACGGCGACGGTGAGCGGCAGCTCGCTCTCGCGGCTCTCGTCGCGGAAGTCCTCGACGAGGCCAGCCGAGGCGACCTGGGCGAAGAGGATCGTCCCCGGCGCCCCGAGCTCGTGGTTGGCGCGGATGACACGCTCGACGGCCGTGGCGAGCTCAGCGGCCCGCTCGCTCGTCTCCCGCGCCGTCCCGCGCCTCAGCACGTTGACCGCGACGGCGATCGTGAAGCGGGCATCGCGGAGATCATCGCCGAGCGAGGCGGCCTCCTGGCGGGTCGGATCGACGTTGCCGACGATCACCGTCTCGCGCTCGATCGACTTGCCCGGGCTCCCCCAGCTGACCTGGACGCCGGCAAGCGCCGCGTCGGCGGCGAGCAGGTCGACAAGCCCGCCCTTGGCGGCGATGATCGCATCGGCCTGGGTCTCGGCCGCCATCAGTCCCTCACGGTCCGCCGGCGGCGGCCGAGCCGCTCGAGCGAGATCTCATCGATGTCGACCTTCTCGACCGGCAGCTGCTCGCCGTCGAGGCTGACCTCGTAGGCGCCGTCGCGGCTGACGCGGATGCGCAGCTCGAAGTCGAGCCCGCGGAAGGGATCGGCCGGGCCGTCGTCTTCGTCGAGCTCATCCATCGTCAGCTCGGAAGCCGCCACTGCTGCACCACGGCGTTGACCTCTGGGAGCGAGAAGCTCGAGCCCATCCCGGCGGTGACCAGGGAGAACGTCCCGTCGGAGGTCGATAGCGACGTCGCTCGCTCGGGGATCCCCGAGCCCTGGCCGTCGAGCGCGTCGCCGAACAGAAGATCAGCGGCGATCAGGCCGACCGCACGGCTGACACGCGGATCGACCGCCTGCTCGCCGTGCTCGTAGGTGACCAGGTAGGAGCCGCCATAGGACCAGTCCCCGAGCGGACGCTCGAGGTAGCCGGCAGGATCGAGGAGGATCCCATCGAGATCGACGGCCTCGCCGTCCAGGGTGATCGAGGTGAGCGCGGTCGGGCCGGCCGCGAGTGGCAGCGTGCGACCGCCGCGGGCGGTCACGGTCTCGCGGGCCAGCTTCGGCGCGAACGCCCGGTTGCAGGCGCGCTCGAGCGCGTAGGAGGCGATGTCGCGACCGAGCGCGAGCTTCGCATCGCCGTAGCGCACCTCATCGTCCAGCGGCTCGAACTCCCTGAGCCGATCGATCCCGATCAGGTGAAAGCCGACGACATCGTGCTGGGTAGTCAGCCGCACGCCGGCGGCATCGGTCCAGGTGGCGGTGAGGCGGCCGAGCGCCGCCGTCTTCGCCGGCAGGAGCTCGAAGCCATAGCTGCCGTCGGGGTTGGCGACGGTCGCCGTGCCAGAGGCGATGACCTCGGCCCCGAGCTCATCGACGACCCCGATCGTCACCGGCGCCGTCGGGGTCGCGTCGAAGCTCGCCGAGATCGTTTGGCGGGCGTAGCGGGCGATGCGGGAGAGCATCGCCGCCGCCTACCGCTTCTCCGCCCTCTGGGCGCGCTTCTTGGCGACCGGCTCGGCCTGGCCGGCCTCGAGCAGGCGCTTCGCCTCGTCGTTCGGAACCTCGACCACCTCGCCGGCGCTCTCGGAGAATGACTCGCCGTCGCGAGTGCCGGCACGGGAGACGAGCAACTTTACCTTCATCTGGATTCTCCTTCCTCCGCAGAGTCAGGACGAGGGGGCCACCGGTCCCGGGTGGCCCCTCGTCTCCGCTCCTAGGCGTTGGTGAGCTTCTTCGCCGCCGCGGCGTCGATCACGGCGCCGTCGGTGCGCCGGTGGACCCGGATGCCCACCTGGCCGTTGGCCGCGTAGAGCTCCTCGAGCACCTTGACCTCGACACCGCCCGCGTTGCGGACGAGGTAGGCCCGGCCGATGTCGCCGAAGACGCCGACGTCGTTGCCGGTCCCCAGCGCCTCGATGAACGGGTCGGTGTACACCGGCCGCCCCAGCAGCATGTCCGGCTGGCCGGCCTGAAGGCCCGGCTGCCAGATGTACTGGTTGGTGCTGTCCTTGAGCTTGCGGATCGCGGCCGCCGTCGCATCGGCGAACAGCCACGAGCCGTTGGCCCGGTAGGGACTCAGGACCGAGTGGAACAGGTCGACCAGCTCGTCGGTCGTGACCGCGCTGACACCCGCCGTGGTCTTGCCCGTCGAGAGCCCCGTGAGGAGCCCCTGCGGCTGGTTGGTGCCCGTACCCGTCGACAGCTGCGCGTCCTCGGCGAGCGCGATCGCCTGGCCGGCGAACCGCTGGACCAGGCCATCGATGTCGAACATCGAGTCCTGGCGGAGCTCGTCGGAGACCTTCGCGATCGACCCGTACTTGTACGCGTCGAGCTCGACATCGCCGAACGTACCCTCGCTCTCGGTGAACGCTGCCTCCTCGGCGGTGAGGGCCGCCGTCGGGAACGTCGCGACCGTCGGGTAGTGGATCTTGCGGCCGTCGGAGGTCGTGATGACCGTCGCCAGCTCGCGGATCACGCCGAACTCGCGCGACGCCTCCGTCAGGTCGTCCGCCCAGCTCTCGGGGACGGTGTAGCCGCCCTGAGATGCCGTGCCCACCTTGAGGGCCGCCCGCTGCTCGGCGTCGAGCTGCGACTCGCCACCGCGCACGCGCAGGTAGGCGTCGAACGCCTGCCGGTACTCCTCGGAGTCGACACCCGGGGCCGGAGCCTCCCGCGTCTCTTCCTCGTGGGGCACGTTGCGCTTGCCGATGCCGGCGATCCGCTCCTCGCGCTCGATGCGCTCGCTCAGGGAGTCGAACTCGCCCTCGACGCGCTCGTACTCCTGCTTCTCCTCGGCCTTGAGGTCCCGGCCCTCGGCCTCGGCCGAGTCGTGGATCTCCTTCATCCGCTCGAAGCGAGCGGCGCGGTCGTGGCGGAGCTTCTCGATCTCCTTGACATCCATCGTGGTTCTCCTTCGTCGTGGTGTGGGTTAGGCCGCGAGGCGCAGCTTGCGCTCCCGCAGCCGGATCGAACGCTCGACGCCAGTGAGCGCCGGCGCCGTGTCCTCATCACCCGCACCTGTGACCTCCCCGGCCTGCGCGCCGCGCTCCTGTGCGTCAGCCTGCGGCGTGCGCTCCGGGGTGGTCGGTGACAAGTTCGGGATCGTCGAGCGGGGCTGCTCGAGCGTGGTGTCGGGGTAGGCCGGGTAGGTGACGGCGGAGACGTCGAAGAGCTCCCAGACCTTTGTGATCGTCCGGATCAGGTTGTCCTCGTCGTCGACGTCCCACTCGTCCTCGAGCACGCGGAAGGCGAAGCTCATCTGATTGAGGTCACCTCGGTCGACCAGCACGCGGAGGTCGCGGCCGGTCTGGGTGTCGGCGACGTCGGCGTCGGTGAGAAGCCCGACCGGGTCCTCCTTCAACTTCAGCGTCCCCGATGCCGTCCGCGCCAGCAGGAGGTCGGGGTTGTGGTTGACGAGAAGGCGAACGTCGTCGCCGTTCTTCAGCGGCCCCTTGAAGGCGCCCCGCTTGATGATCTCGCGGAAGCCGCCGAGGTCCTCCGACAGCGAGTCGAACACGGCGGCGTAGCCGCGCAGCTCGTAGCCCTCGCCCTCCTCGGCATCGCGCGTCTCGACGAAGCGCGCCGGGACGAGCCTCCGCTCGAGGCCGGCGGGTGCGCGATCGACAAGCTGCGAGCGCGCCTCAGCTATGCGAGTTTCGAGGGAACGCTCTCCCACACCGCGTAGTTTGGGGTGTCCGGCGGACGGATCAATCGGACGGAACCGGCGGCTGCGGTTGCGCGCGCGGCTCGGGCAGATCATCCCGATGGGGCAGGTTCTCGAGCTCGCGGATCTCGTCGACTGCGAGAAAGCCGTTGGTGAGACCGACGGCATAGGCGCCGTAGCGGGTCTTGATGTCCGCTCGGGTCAGTGCCGCGGTGAGGAACTCGGCGAAGAAGCGGTCGCCCTGGACGAAGACGCTCGGGTCCCGCCGCAGCGACTTCTCGATCCGGACGAGCCAACGGCGCAGCGTGTAGGTGACGTAGTCGATCCCCCGACCCTCGGTTGTCGCGTACGTCAGCGAGTCGCCGGTCTTCGCGCCGAGGAAGTGCGGCGGCAGGTTGAAGATCTGCGCCACCCGAAGATCGGAGAACTGCATCGACTCGAGGAATTGCGCGTCCTCGAGCGGCATCGTCCACTTCTCGGCCTCAAGGCCCTCCTCGAGCAGCTTCGCCGAGCCGGGCTGCGCGTTGTCGAACGATCGCTCGAGGCGGCGAGCTGCATCATCACTGAGCCGGTTCGGATGCTTGAGCAGGACCCCGGGCTTGCCGCCGGCGTCGAGGAACCGGCCCTGGAACTCCTGCTGCACCTGGGCGACGCCGAGCGCCTCGCGCGCCTCCCGGACCGGCGAGAGCCCAACGAGACCGTCGAGGCCGAGGCCGCGGATGTGGAGAATGTCGGCCTCCGTGTAGGGCGTCCCGACGTCGCCGTCGATCACGAAGCGCTTCTCGCCGGTGCGCAGGCGCGCGACCTGGACGCGCGACGGGGTCAACGGCCAGAGGCCGTCGACGAGGTCGAGCGGGTTATCTCGCAGCTTGAAGAGGAAAGCGTTACCCCACAGCAACAGGTGCGCCGTGACCATCTCCCAGCCCTCGTCGGCGCCGAGCTCGTCATTGAACTGGTCGTGAAGCATCCGCCACGTCCGGTGCTCAGGGGCCCGCTCGCGATCCCCTTCGTCGAGCCGGCGGTAGACGATCAGCGGTAACGAGCCGACGCTCGAGCTGATCAGGGAGACCGCCGAGAAAACGGCCGGCAGCGACATCGAGTTGCGGATCGAGACCGATCGCCCGCTGGCGGTTCGTCCGTCGGTGAGGGCGGAGATCAGGCCCTGCGAGGGGTTGGCCAGGGTCGAGCGGACGCCGAAGCCGTCGAGGATGCGGCCGAGAGCGGTCACCTGGCCCCACCCCGATCCCAACCGATCCCGGCGAGCGTGAGCAGGACCCCAGCGAGGATCACGGCCGCCGGCGCGAAGATCATCGCCACGCCCGCAACGACGGCGCCGAGTCCAGCGACGACGACAAGCGTCGCCACTCCAAACTGTGACGTTCGGCGCATCGCCGCTAGTTTCACAGCGCGAGAGGACAGACCCGCCCCTCTCAGCCGAAGCTGAGCACGCCTCGGCCCTCATAGATCGAGCTGCCCTCGCGCTGAGCGCCCCACAGCGCCAGCGTCACCGCGACGAGCGGTGAGATGTCGACGGCGGAGCCCTTCCGCTTCCATGCCCATGCCTCACCGAGCGGCCGTTGCGCAGCGCCCTGGACGGCGAGCGCGAGCTCATCGGTGCCGAGATGGCGAAGCGCGGCCTGCTCGCAGGCGTCGTAGAACCCGCCACATGCCTGGGCGTACTCGCGGGCGCTCACCGCCTCGACCTCGATCTGCTCGGCGGCGAGCGGCGCGATCAGCGAGCCCGCCGGGCCGGCCGCGTCGCAGATCACGGCCGCCGGCCCGTGACGGCTGACCAGATCGACGATGCGACCGACCACCCAGCCGGTGCCCTTACGACGATCAACGACCTCGACGTGGGGAAGACCGTCGTCGCGGGCGCCGGCAACGCCGATAGACGAGCTCGAGCGGTCCGGTGAGACGTCGAAGGCGAAGACGACTGGATCGAGGGGCTTCGAGCCGGGGTCGGCGAGCGCCTGCCAAGCCTCGAGGGTGATCAGCTGCCCCGCCAGGCCGTCCGTCCGCGGCCAGTCGCCGATTCCGAGCCGCTCGACGGCGAAGGTACGCGGGTCCATCGAGCGCTGCTCGGCCGCGACGTGCTCAGCCGAGATCCTGATCCCGAGCGCCGGGTTTGCCTGCGCCCAGGACTCCTCGCTCATCGCAAGCTCGGCCGTGACGGCCTCCGGGTCATCCTTCTCGGGATCCCCGCCGTCACCGAGATGCGCCGACCACTCGAAGTAGGCGAGCCCGGGCTCGCGGCGGAGGGCGCGGCTGCGAATGCGGGAGAAGACGATCCCATGGTCATGGATCCATTCGTCGACGGCCGAGCCCGTGTACCAGACCTGGGGGTTCGGGCGCGCCGACAACGTTGGCAGGATCGCGCCGTGGGCCGACTCGGGGAAGACCATCGCCTCGTCGAAGTAGACGGCATCGGCGGTGAAGCCGCGGCCGCCGCCCTTCGTACGAGTCCGGAACCGGATGCGCTGTCCGGTCCGGAGCTCGATCCCCTCTTCGCCGTGGGAGCGAGAGACCCGCTTGACGCGCCTGACGAGCTCGTCGCTGTTCTCGATCACGAAGAGGAGCCGGCGGAACGCCTCGAGGGAGGTGTCGAACTGGTGCGCGGAATGGACCTGCAGCTGCTCGCCGAGCAGGTAGAGGCCGGCGAGCTGCCGGGTGGTGAGGATCTCGTTCTTCCCGTTCTGACGCGCCAGGGCCGCGGCGACCTCGAATGCGCTCCACCGGCCGTCGGGCCTCTCGCGGAGGGACGCGACGAGCACGAGCTCCTGCCAGGGGTCGAGCGTCAGTCCTGCCATCCTCCCAAGCTCGAGCGCCTCCTCGCCTGACGGAGACACCCCGGACGGGATCAGGCAGATCCGCGGCTCCTGGCTGCCGCGCGGCGCCGGCATCAGCTCCTACCTTGCGCCGCCAGCCGTCCCGCCCGCTTCGCGTTGAGCTTGTCGACCCCGTCCTCTTCCTTCAACGGAGGCAGGAGCTCGAGCAGGCGATCGAGCGTGTCGTTGAGAGCGCGGGCGCACATCGACTTCGAGGTCGGCGATGCCTTCGGGTTGTCGAGGGCCCGGCCGAGCGCGAGTGCTGTTGCTGCTCTCGCGGAGTCCCGGACGGAGGGATCGCGCTTCGCGAACGCATCGAGATCTCGCAGCACCGCGTCGTAGACCCTTGGCTGAGCGGGCCGGCGCTTCGAGCTGGTGGTCGCCTTCTTCCTCGGGCGCGGCGCCGCCTTCTTCGTCTTCGCAGCAGGCTTCCTCGCCGGGCCCGACGCCCCGGCCTTCTTCCCCCGCGCCGGGGGGCGCTTCCCCGTCGCCGGTTTCGCCGCTTTCCGGCTTGCCTTCCTGGTTTTCGATGCCTTCGTCATCTACCAGGCCCTCGACTGCCGTTTCGCCCTTCTCGGCCGCGGGGAGAGAAATCCTGACTTGCGGGCGGTACACGCAGACGGCCTCAAAGAACCGCCCCGGCCGGCCAGCCGCCGGCCGGTGAAGAGCTTCGAGCCTTTCGCGAGGTTGCAGCGGGCGCAGGAGGCGACCATGTTCGCCATGTCGAAGGGGTCCCCGCCGAGCGCGATCGGCACGACGTGATCGACGTGGGGCGGTGCGCCGACGTCGGAGCCAGGGCGGCGCAGCTGGACCCCGCACCAGTGGCACTGGTAGTTGTCGCGCATGAGCACCATCGGGCGCAGCCGCTGGTAGCGCCACTCGTGCTGCGGCTTGCGGCGCTTCATGCTCGACTGCTCTCGACGTCGGATAGTCGCCGGTCGAGGGCGGTCGAACGGCCGTCGTTGGGTCGGTGACTGCCCTCCTCATCGACCAGCTTCCAGCCGGTGCCGGCGTTGTAGCTGAGCCTCGCACCAACTCCGAGGCCACGGAGCGATCGCACCAGCCGATCGACGTCGGGGACCTCGCCGATGCTGACCCCGTAGGTGCCTGTCGCCATCGGCCCATAGCGCTTGGCCCTGGCGCCGGCGCATTCGGCCGCCTCGATCAGATCGTCTGCCAGGTGCCGGTCCATCAGCTCCGCCGCAGCCCTTCCTCGAGCCGGTTGCGTGACTCCATCGCCAGCAGCGCGAGCCGGGCCCGGCGCTTGGCCGGCTGCTCGGCCTGGCGACCACGGGTCGTCTGCATCCGCTCGATCCGCGGCGGCACTCGGCGTCGGTACTGATCAGCCATCGAGGGCCGCCAGCTGCTCGGGTGGGACCGGTCGAACGCGACCGTCGGGGTAGAGGCAGAAGGCCCAGACGAGGGGCCCGGGCTCGACCTCGGCGATCGGCGGGAGCAGTCGCACCCGGGTGCCGGGGCGCGTCCAGGCCGGCGCCTTGACGTCGATCAGGTGGGTCGGGTCGGTGCCCTTCATTGTGCGTTCTGGCCTTCGTGAAGTCCCTCAG